TACAATTTGGAGATATATTTGGTTCTTGACCTATTTGATTTAAAAAAATTTGAAAATCGATTTCAGATAAATTATACCAATTTTCTGGTTTAAGAATATTTGAACAACTAGATTCATTATCCAATATTATAGTTTTGGGTTTTCCATTTATATGTCTAGTATTAATTCTTGCTAAATGAGCATATCTCATTGCCTGCGTAACCATACTACCAGGATTATTCTTTGCTGTTCCCGCAAAATATTTTGGATTTTTTATGTAAAAAACTTTATTACATTGATCTAAATTATTTAGCGGATCATTTATCTTACTGCAATCATAATAGAAAGGTAAAATAGCATTTCTAGCAATTCTGCTAAATCTACCTCTAGTCTCTTTACAACCACAATTTAATTCAGTTATTTTTAATTGCGGTACTGATTGAGCACAAGGTTTTCTAGCCATTAATTATATTATATTTATATTATAATTAATCTTTTTAAATATAAGGTATATATTTTGGCATATCATTTTCATATGTAGTTACTTTAAAATCACTATCATAACCTTCAACCCTTACTATATCACCTGTATATAAATCATCACAACCTATATCTGCACTACAATTACGTCCCTTAAATTTAATTGGCAATTTTATCATACTATTTCTGTCAGACATTGTATAAAAATTCCACTTATCTCTATTAGTAATTAATGGTCTACCCATTAATGGTAAGATCATCTCTTTATTACTATCAATTCGTGTTAATATCCCAATTTGTCTATAATTAGTATCAAAAGATTGTGTAGGAATATTAATAGGCATTCTACTAGAAAATATATTTAAATTAGGAAACAATCTATTGTCTCTATTTGGACCTTCATAAGGATTTAATAATACATCATTTTCTACATTAGAATAACTATAACTTGCTTTTGGAAATAATCCAGTACTAATATTTCTACTTGGTAAATCAATAACATTTTTATATTCAATTTTAGTTGGACTATTATTTTTTGATAAATATATTACTCCTATTGATACACATAATATTAGTACTATTATAAAAAATAATGTCATATTTTCAATACATATTACACCAGGAGGACACTTAGCCATATATTATTTACTAATATTATATTAGTAAATAATAACAATAGCTATGTTTTATTGCTAAAATATTGTATGGAGTGGGATTCGAACCCACGAGTTTTTCAACAGTAGAACTTGAGTCTACCCCCTTAGACCGCTCGGGCATCCATACACAATATATAATTAATATAATGCTATTTATTTAAATTATTTTAAAATTAAAAAAATGGCTGTAATTCTAATGTATTAGTTTTAGGGCTAGTATTAATTGGAGTTGAAATAGGAACTGATAATGTACTTGCGTCTATTTTATATTTAATATAAGATACAGCCTCTTTATATACTTGTTCTATAGCAAAATTTGTTACTAGATTATTTAGAGTAATAATTTGATATTTAATATCGCATGGTAAATTATTTGCATGTTGTAAAAATATACTTCTCATTATAATTTTTAATTCATTACAATTTTGAGGAGCTATAACATACTGACCATTTGATCTGTCATATACTCCTTTTCGTATTGCATTTTGTAATATTTGTATATTTTCTTTACTAAAAAAAGTACAAGATAATAATGTATCAGTCCATTGTCCTGTTAAAGCATCTCTAAATGATACACATTGTTTAATTGGTATTTTATCTGCTAATTGAAATTGTGGTCCTATAGGACCTAATATATCAACCCTTCCATTTGTTTCAAAATTCATATAATAGATGTTAGAAAAAAAATATTACAGTAATTTATATATGGATTTTCAACAAATAGTAGTGATGATGGCCGCAATTATACTAATTGGTTTACTAACTTGGATTGGTTATGGTATGTATCAAAGTGAACACCAGGCTAAGTTTCCTCCTGTAGCTAGTGATTGTCCAGATTATTGGAATGCTAATAAAAATGGTTGTGTTAATATTAGACATTTAGGAACTTGTCACGCTGGAAAAGATAATACAATGAATTTTAATAAACCACCATTTGTTGGACACAACGGTATATGTGCAAAATCTAGATGGGCTAGACGCTGCGGTGTAACTTGGAATGGTGTTACTAATGCTGGTGCTAAACTTCAAAAAGTTTGTGGTTTTGAATAAATTATTTATAATATTTATTATATAATATAATGAATATTATAGAACATCTTCCGAATGATATTTTAGATATTATATTTTATTATTTAAGTATTCGTGAAAAAATTTTTCTTAATAAAAAATATTATATTAAATACAATAGTTATATAGATCAATATATTACAAATTATACTTCATATATTAGAGATATCATTCGGTTTGATTGTTCGTTTGTTTTTGAATATGTTATATATCGAAATATAAATAAATGGATTAAAATTAATAATTACAATTATTCTAATATTATTTACAATAATTATATTTGTTTTCTATCTGATTTTTCTAATAAAAATAAAGCGATTAAATGTTTATATTTATTAAATTTACATTTAGAGATATCTAAACTTAAAAAGTTAAATTGTAAAGATTATAAAATTAAACATAAAGAATGGATAGTATAAATTTAAATAGCATTCTTGGGCGTGAAGATATTATTAATCAAATTAACAAATTCTTAATTAATTTTGAAAAAAATAAGTATGATTTAACTACTAAAAGGGGAGTTTATCTTTATGGACCCCCAGGCACTGGTAAAACATTTTTTATTAAAGAAATTCTAACTAATTTAGGTTATGATATTATTCTATATGATGCTGGAGATATAAGAAATAAATGTATTATTGATACTATAACTCAAAATAATATGACTGATACTAATATTCTCTCTTTATTAAATAAAAAAAATAAACCATTAGCAATAATTATGGATGAAATAGATGGAATGAATAATGGAGATAAAGGAGGTATTAATTCACTTATTAAAGTTATTCGTCCCAAAAAAACTAGAAAACAAAAATTAGAAGAAATATCTTTTATACCTATTTTTTGTATTGGTAATTATCATATTGATAAAAAAATAAACGAACTTATTAAGGTTTGTCTTACTATACCATTTCCTATACCTACTACTAAAGAAATTACTAATATAATTCAGATTACAATGCCTAAAATATACTCTAACCCAGAATTATTATCTAATATAATAATATATGTACAAAATGATTTGGGTAAACTAATTTCTATTGAAAAATTGTATAAAAAAAATTTTAATATTTTATTAAAAAAAGAAACTCTATCACTTTTCATACCTAAATCGTTTACAGAAGATACTAAAGATATTACTAAACATCTTATTAATGAAAAACAAAATATTTATAATCACAATCAAATTATGAATGAAACTGATAGAACAATTGTTGGTTTATTATGGCATGAAAATATAATAGAAGTGTTTAATAAAGTTTCTAATAAAATTAGTATTCCTTTATATCTTAATCTTTTAGATAATATATGTACTGCTGATTATATTGATCGTATTACATTTCAAAAACAAATATGGCAATTTAACGAAATGAGCTCATTAATTAAAGTTTTTTATAATAATCTATTATTAAAAAAAAATATAAGCAAAAATGATATCAAAACTATAAGATTTACAAAAGTTCTTACCAAATACAGTACTGAATATAATAATCAGCTATTTATTCAAAATTTATGTCAAATTTTTAGTCTAGATAAAAAAGACTTATTTACTCTATTTATTAAATTACAAAATTTATACAATTCTGGTGAAATTTTTAATTATATGGAACAATATGAAATTACTAAGCTAGATATTAATAGAATTTATAGATATATTGATAAGTTTCATAATATAAATATACCATATTCATATAATGATAAAGATATTGACTAATTTGTAACTACTGTATTTTTATTATTCCAATTATCTAAAATATCTTCTGATAGTTGTACACTATGATGTTTCATATATGATTCCGGATTTTCATAAAAAGCCTGATTTGTTACTGACGCAGATGTTGGATAAGCTGTTTTGGCTGAGCGATTTTTATAAGCAGTTGTCGAACGAACTTTAAAGAATTTTTTTTCATCTAGACTACCTACTTTAAATGGATATTTTGCCCCAGTTACTGCATCTAGAATTAGTGATCCTACTACATCTGAATAATATACCTTTTTATATGGATCATAAATACGATCTGTATCAAAGTCTACTGTCTTTGGATTTGTTTTATTTTCCATAATGCTCTCCATGATACATTTTACTATTATATAATTTTTATATCAATTTTTTATTATATAAAAATTAATTATTTCTAATACCAATTTTACTTTCTAAAAGGTTTATATAAGTATCTTTTTTATTACATTCATTTTTTAATTTTTGAATAGCATCATCTTGTTGTTTTAAAATATTTACGATTTGTTCATTTGATAATACTTCTGTTTTACCATTTATCTGACCTGTTATATGAGCTTCATTCTTTTTTGAATCCATTAATAATTGTAATAAAACTTGATTATGATTAATTCTAATCTGATTTTCATTTATTATCTTATTTACTTCACTCGGATTTTGTTTTAAATTTTCTACTTGTTCTTTTGATAATCCCATGCTATTTAATATTTCATTGTTTTGGCTTTGCATTTCATTTTTTTTTTGTTTCATTAATTCTTCGCGTTCATGTGTTAATTCATCTATCTGTTTTAAAACATCTGGTTTCATCGATGGCATACCTGGTTCATACTCTTTTAATACTACTTCTATATCATTCATAAAAAAATCTAATAATTCTTGTTCTTTAACAAAATCTTCAACCTTTTTATCAGAAACTTTTGTATATTGTGGATGCGGATTATTTAATAATGTTTTTTTATCAAATGTGTTATGATCATGTGAAAATACTAAAATTGTTTTTTTTGGTTCTAATTGTACAAATGGTACTGTATAATCTTTTAAAAATGCTTTCTCTTCTGCTAGAGCAGCTGTATCATTATATCTGTGATCTTTTAATAATTCACGTTTAAATGCAAACGTTCCTGCTGTTGCATGATTTGGTCCATATGGACCAAATTGATACATTTTACTTATATGTTTAAAATAAATATATATTTCACTTGCACCTGCACATAGTGCTTTCGGGTGTGATTGTAACATATTTACTGCATGCATTATACGCTCCGGTGGATAATAATCATCATCATCCATATAGACTAATATATCTCCTTGTGATTTATCATGCATTATATTACGTTTTTTTCCTAATGGCATTTTTTCATCATATTTATAATATTTTACATTAGATATATCACACACTAAATCTTCTATTTTATCTGTTCCATCATCTATTATAATCCATTCTATTTTATCTTTTGGATATGTTTGATGATTAAAACATTTAATCATTGATGGAATAAAAGGTCTTCTATTAAATGTTGGAGTACACACACTTACAAATGGTAAATTATCTAAATTTTTTGATTTACTTTTTTTACCCATATTTATTTATAATGTATTAATGCTTTTAAATAAATATTATTATTATATTCATTGACATTTACTATTATTTTTATTACCTCCTATCTTTGAAAATACACTATATATAAATTTTATTAAATGTAGAACTAATATTATATAGAATATTACTGTTGGAATTATTTTTACTGGCTTTTCTATATGTTTATTCATTTTTATTTTATATAAAATTTGTAAAAACATAAAACCAAATATATATCCAATTATTACATTTTCACGTTTTAATATATTCATTATTACTGCACGCTGTTCCTTATCAAATAGTGGTTTGATTGTTAATTCAAAAAAGATTTTAAGTGTATTAAAACTAGATACAATTATATCAAAAATACCAATAAAAAATCCTGTAAATATTATTAAAATCATCGCAAATATACCATGTTTCCAAAAACTTGTTATTTGTCTAATTATTAACGATAAGAATATATATAACTTAATTATTGGTAATGCTAATAATAATATTACTAGTGAAATTACTATTAATATACTATTTGTAGAAAATGGTTTTGAACTTAACCATTTTATAAAATCCTTAATATTTTTATGTAAAGTTGTCTGAGTTTTTGCCAACGAACTTAAATACCAATTTAAATAATTATGTAATACACCATCTGGATTTTTTCGATACCATCTATAAGGATAACTTGCACCTAAATTACAGTTACTGTTATTATCTTTTGACTGTTCATCTTGTACATAATTTGGTAAATCTTCACCTCCTTCTAATAATTTAATAATTCTTTTTGTAGCTGCTTTTGTCCAACCTTCAGGATCTTTACAAGGATGAACTTTTGGTGATCCATATGGAGCTTCTTCACATTTTGATGGAAAAATTTTATTTAATAGTGCATCACTAGCCTCTTTTATTAAAAAGACTAGACTACTATTAAATGTTAGAAATAATATTGTTAGTATTATTAATTTTAATGCATGTAAAACTATTTTTAGTACTTCTCTATCTTTTTTTTTTATCTTTGGTTCATCACTATTTTTATATCCTTCTTTTATAGTATCTATTTTTTTTATATTATCTGAATAATTCATATATATTATTATTATATTTTTAATACTATTTATTCCTAATTTATCTATAACTATTAAATTCTAACGATGCTAAACCATCTTCTATAGTTAATACATTATAATGCTCTTCAAATATTTTTAAAGTATAACTATAATCGTATATTTGCCAATCTGTTTTATTATAACCATAACTATTTCCAGAATTATCACATATTGGGATTATTGCTACACGTGATGGATCTTTAATTTCTAATAATTCTAAATTTTGATATTCAAAATCTACATGACGATAGTGTATTAAATTAATTGCACCACTCGGATTTATTTCATATGGTGATCCATTTAGTGAAAAATTATAACTATATAATCCTTCTTTCCATCCACCATTATTTCTTAATAATTGTTCCACTGTATTAAAATATAATGCTTCTAGACGCTCTTCACGCACTTTACCATCTAAAGATAATGACCACTCTTTTAAAGATGTCTGGTCTAATCCTCTATATGGCCCTGTTATATATGGCAAAATACCTTTTGTATCTTTATGTTTCCAGGTAAATGGAAAATAAGGGGGGCTTCGTTTCATATCTTGACCTACATATACTGCCCCCACTGCTAAGCCTGAATATGATGGATTAAAACATACAATACTTTTTTCATTAAAACTATTATCTATAGAATACTTTGCAACTAATGAAAAATTATCTGGTAATGTATTTGCTGTTCTAACTTCTAATTGTTCAGGTATTGTACTAAAAAATTCATTAGGATTTGCAAAAGGGATTGGATAACCATCTTGTAATACCCATGATAAATCTGTATTTATAGTATTTTCCAATTTTGAATAATATAGTGGTTGTAATGTATAAACTTGTTCACCTTCATATTCCCAATTTGAATAATTACTCCACTGATTTCTTAATGAAACATCTGATCTTTGTAAAAACCAGGTCCAATTTGATACAATATTATTTGATTTAAATCTGTCAGTTCCAAAAGTTTTATGGTTCTCTTTCTCAAATATTATTGTTTGTATTTGTTTTATTAAATAACTTTGCGGTCTACTTCTAAATATTCTTTGTTCTTCTTCTTCTAGATAAACATATGTTGAACATAATCTTGGATTTGCGGTCCATAATCCATTTGGTCTTAAATTTGCTGCTATATCTGCACTTAATTGTGTTTGTAATACGGCCTGTTGTATAAAAGCCTGATTTGTTGCTGCATATTGTGTTGTAAACATATACATTTGATATAATGGATCTACAGTTTTTATAGTACTTATAAATGGCGGAGGTACATAAGGTTTAAAAATATCAAATTGCGCATAATATAATTGCCCACATATATCAGTAGACCAATTTGTACCACAGCTATTAGTAATAGTTTTAAAATCTTTATAATAATTTGCAGATAAATCTTCATATATTGACTTTCCTGTACCAGTTTGAGATGTATTACCTAACGCAAAACTATGATGATAGTAATTATTAATATATTGCCTAACATCTCTTATTACAAATAACTCTCTAATTGGTCTGCATTCAACTACTATCTTCAATGCATTCTGTGTCATACTAATTAAGGGAAAACTTTGTGCTGTTGAAAACATATACCATAAATTTAATGGTATTGTTAATTGTCTCTTATCAATTGATGGTGTCAAATTTGCTCTATTTGCGGGATTTGGTGTACCCATTATATCTTGTAAATTATTATATAATGACCAATATACATTATCTGATAAATCTCTTAATTGTGATTGTGCACCATATAAACAATTAGGATATAATCCTTGTCTTTTACCTGAATATGCTGGATTATGTAAATCTTTAACATTGCCTGTCATTCTATCAAATATATCTTTTTTTTCTTGAGGATATTCACGCTTTATTAAATTTGTTAAATATTCTCCTGTAAATTGTTGTATAATTGTATCACCAATTGATACTGTAACATTGGTTATTAATTGAGAACCTAAATTTTCTATCCACTTAAATTCAAATGGTTGACAATATGGTATTTGAGCACTTCCCAATGGACGCGCCGGTTGCCGTATTTCACTATTACTAGCATCTTTAATTTTATATATTCCTGTATTTTCAGAAGTATCAATA